CAATCATTGAAATATCTAATGAAGATATGCGTGAAGAAGGAGAAGATGATGTAACAATGGAAACGTTAAAAGAGAGAGCTCTAGTATTTGGAAACGAAGAGACACGAAAAGAGATTTATAGAATGATAGACGGGAACTTTATTTATTACGAAGTAGCAGTTTAATATGGCAGGTGGAAGACCGACAAAATATAGAGTTGAGTATATTGAAGAGGTCGATGAATACATTAAGAGTTGCGTAGACACCAAAGAGGAAGTCCTCAACAAAATAGAGATAACAGTAAACCTTCCAAAGATAGAAGATTTTGCAATATGGCGAGACGTAGACAAGACAACATTGTACGAATGGTCTAGTAAATATCCAGAGTTTTCCCACTCTTTAGCCAAAATACTTAGGATTCAGAAGTCAAGATTGATGAATGAAGGATTGGCAGGACGGTATAATCCAACCATTGCAAAGCTTGTTTTATCATCGAATCACGGCATGAGCGAGAAGACCGAAATTGATCACACAACACAAGGAAAAGCGTTATACAGAACTCACGAAGAAGAGATTGCAATTAATAAGGCTCAGGTTGAAGCAGCAAGAGCTTATGATGAGACCCGAGTGAAACAGTTGACGAAGAGAAAAAAGACTAAGAAAACTAAAAAGAAGTAATATGTTCACATTCTGGCTGTATCTATTTATATCTGTATTTTTAGCCGTATCACTCGGAATAGCCTCAGGAGTATATTTATCTGGCTTTATAGTAAAAAAGAATACGGCTTATTCTCTAGATGAATATTTGCCTACAGTAGCTGAACGATATCAGGACGAAGAAGGAGACGGTAAAGCCGTATTTATATCAGAGCCAACTGAACATGAGTTAGAACAGTTTGCTAAAGAGCAGAAAGAAGAATGGGGAATTATTACAGGGCTAAAGAATGTCATGAAATCTATAACCAAAAAATAGCATGCCTTCACTAGAGGAGTTGGCTTCACATAGTATTAATGCATTCATAGACGCTTATCAGATAACTAACGAAAAAGGACAACGCATATCTTTCGAGGATAGGCGTTTTCTGGTTGAGCCTTTAAATGATTGGTCACGTTTTCAAGTATACAAAAAGGCTGCTCAGGTTGGAATGACAGTTACTTTCCTTATCAAGGAAGCGTGGGCAGTAAAAAATAAGAGATGGAATATTGGGCATACTTTCCCCGCTGATACTGACGCCAACTCTTTTGTGAGTACGAAAGCTAACCCAATGTTTTCCAACAATAAAGCCTTTATGAATATTCAGGCTGACAATATTGAGCGTAAACAGATTGGTGACAATTTCCTTTTCTTTATGGGAACTAACTCCGAATCAAAAGCTTTGGAGAAGTCTCTTGATGTTTTGATACACGATGAGATTGATAGATCTAATACTCGTATCATTCAGATGTTTAGGTCACGTCTACAAGCTTCACACGTTAAAGCTATATGGAAACTGTCAAACCCTTCAATCGAAGGAGCAGGTGTTGATATTGATTGGAATAAGTCTGACAAAAAAGAATGGTTCGTTACTTGTGAAAATGGTCACGCTCACCCTATGACTTGGCCGGATAGTGTAGAGATAGAAAAGAAGAGGTTTATTTGTAAGGAGTGTAAAACTGAGTTATCAGATGATGATAGGCGTTGGGGCGAATGGGTAAAGACTGGAGATATAGAATCAGATATTAGTGGATATCACATGTCATTACTTATGTGTCCATGGGTTGACGTTGGAGACGTTTTAAGAGAATGGGATGAGGGTAAAGACCCTGAACATTTTTATAACTTCGTTTTAGGCGAGCCTTATAGTCCGGGAGATACGAAAATTAGCCGAACGATGATTTTAGATAACTGGACACCAAAGAATATTGTCACAGGTAATTATTATATTGGAGTTGACGTTGGGAATACTAAGAACTTTGTAATTGGTAGCGAAAAAGGAATAACTCGGGTTGGAACGTTTACTGATTGGAATTTCTTTGATGATCTAATGGCGCGATACAAGCCGAAGGTAGTTGTAATTGATGCGTTGCCGGATAATACAATGGCGCTATATTATAAAGATAAATATGATGTTGTTTTTATCAACTATTTTGGAAAAGATAAAGAATCAAATAGATTAGTTCGTTACGGCGAGAAAGACAAGGAAGGAATCATCACATCTGATCGTAGCCGAGTTATTGATACGATTGTAATGGAATTGCTAGAAGGAAAGATATTATACGGTTTAGCTTCTGATCGAGACTTTCAGGAGTATATAAAGCAGTGCGAAGTAATGCGAAGAATAAAAGTTACTAATAATCAGGGGATTGAGAGATATACATGGGAGGCCTTGGAAGAAAAGGCAGATCATTACTGGTTTGCGACGATATATTGGTGGCTAGCGAGAGAATCAGCAGGAAATGGAGTTGTGATCAGCCCATTCATTGGAGAGCGTCCTGATCCAATTATGAGTACATCAGAAGGGACAATTGTTGGTGATATTGGAGAATCATTAGGTAATTATCAATATGGAGAAGAAGAAGATTATTAGAGCGTTCTCAATACGGTGGGAAATTGATCAGGCAATTTTGGAGGATATTTATTTTATTTTACTGAATGATCTTAGATTTTACTCTACACGTAACGGCGGAGGATTGCGCTATAAACTAATGGAGCAACACCTTAAAAAACACTACAAACTAGATGTAACTGAAAGAAAGCTGAGGTATTTAGTCCTTCAGATTAAAAGAGGTCGCGAAAGATAAAAACAAAGTCCGCTAACTATAGCTGAATATATTAAACCTCGTCGCAATAGAGCAAAATAGTAGTTCGGCATGTAATATATAAATATACACTATACCTATGAATATTTCGGAACTAAAAGACGGTGACATAAAGAAGTTGATAAAAAACAGATGGGAGGGTTCATCTGAGCTCTGGAATGATATTGAGAGGATTTATGACAGAAATAAATCTATATATCTAGGTCAAGCGCCTTGGCTGAAAGGTTCACGAGGTAGATCAAAATTGAGTAACGGTAGAATCTTTACAGATACTGAAGCTGTTATAAACTCAGTGATCAACAACACGCCAAAACCAAACATCTTACCAATGAGGGAGGATGAAGATGCTATTACACTAGCTGCCAATCAAGAGAAGTATTTCACATTGAAGTATGAGAAGTTAGGAGTGAAAGAAGAACTTAGACGGTCAGTAAGAGATCTATATTTCTCAAGGCTAATGGTCTTAAAACCATTTTGGAATGCTGATACAGATGATATTGACGTGAAAAGAATCAATCCGAAGAATGTACGATTTAGCATGAAAGCTAACAGTATAGATGAATCAGACTTTGCTATCGAGGAAATAGAGATATCTTTGGTTCAATTGTTAAAGAAATACGCTAAAAAAGAAAAGGAGATACTTGAGGCGTCAGGATTTGAGGAAATGTCAGAGGCTATCATTGCTAATCCTCTCGTAAAGTATAAGGAGTGCTGGATAGAAGATAGATTATTTATCGAATACAAAGATTTGATCTTGTGGAAAGGTAAAAATCCAATGTGGGATTGGGACGGTCTATTTGTTACCAAAGAAGAAAATAATGAGATAATTTCAGACGTTAAAGGAGGACGCTCACAAATAGAAGATATTGAGAGCCGGGGGGTAGAATCAGAGAACGAAGAGCTTGAACTGGAGCAAGGATTACGTAAAACACAAAATGATGAAGATATTGAGAGTGGAAAAGATAGAACGTTTGAATCTTATTTGTTTAATCATTTTGATGTACCACGTAAACCGTATATTTTCGCGACAATATTGAAAAATGAGGATGGTGTCATAGGTAATACATCATTTATAGAAATGGCGTCACCATTAGCAGAGGCGGCAGACAAAGCAAAAATACAGATAAACAAGAACGCTAAAGATGTAAACGGTATTTTGAAAGTAGAGAAGACAGTAATGACAAAAGCAGAAGCTGAGAAGATAATGTTTGAGTCAGGAGGATTGATACATGGAAAGGGTGTAATGGCTGGAGTAAAACGGGAATCGGGTAATGCAATGCCTGCGTTCGTATTCGAGGACATGAAGCAATCACTTGAGGAAATCGATAACGTAATGGCCGCATCATCGGCGTTTAGAGGAGAAAGAGAAGGTCAAGAGACTAGAGGCGGACGATTAGCACTGATTGACCAATCATATTTACGACTAAACGAGTTGGTTCAAACTATCGACTATGTATCATCAGAGATATTTAACTGGTGGTATCAACTTGCAAAGGTTCGATATACAGAAAACCACATGATAAAAGTTGTTGGAGAGGATAAAGCAATCGAAACAATTGAGCTTAGCCGTAATGACATGGAGAAAGGGGCACAGGTTCGAGTTATTCCCGGAAAAACATTACCGGAAGATAAACAGTTTAAATTCCAACGTTCACAGTCAGATGTTGATAGAGGTGTTATCTCTCATGTTCAGTATCTTACTGATGCTGGATACGATAGCCCAATGGAAGTTGCGCGTAATGCATTCGAGTTTACACAGAATCCTGCGAAGGCTCTCGGAATGGAAGAAGAACAGCCAGAAGCTCCTCCAACTCCGGAAATGCCACCACAGCAACCAATGCCACAAATGCCACCTCAATTACCTCCGGGTATGGTTTAGGGGTTACACAGAGCTCATTTATGTGGGTTCTGATGTAATTCTTAATCGGATCAAGCGGTCACGACAGTCTATTAGACCAAGTTGTGAATGGCAGTCCAAATTACATATGCCGAATGAATTAGATGGATTAATTGACATGGATGAAGATACACCGGCAACGGATATCGAGACTCCAGATATTAATGATGACGAGACAGCGGATGATCAAGGAGAAGGTCAAGACGCGCCAGCTGTGGAAGCAGAAGGTGATGATCAGCCTACTACTGAGATGAATCTAGTTGAATTGCCAGATGGGAGAAAAGTAACGCCGGAAACGGCAGTTGAGGAGTATAAGAAGCTTCAAGCTGATTACACTAGAAAAACTCAACGAATATCAGAACTCGAAAAGCAAAATTCCACAGACGACGCCAAAGCTTGGGAAAAAGAAGGATATGAGCCTAAAGATTGGGGTGAAGTCATGGAAAATGCTACTCAGGAAGCTATCAGACGTATTGAGTCCAAAGGATTTGAGAAAACTGAGAGCGAACGCGTTGCAAATGAGCAGCTCGAATCTGAGATTGCCGGTATCAGACAATATGATAAGGATTTCGACTCTGATGCAGTGCTAAAATTCGCGAATAAGAGAACTGAAGATTTAGGTATTAAATACCCGAGTTTCACAGTTGCCTACAAAGATTACAAGTCACTCGAGAAACACGAAAAACTTGTCGAAAAACGTATAGCCACCAATAAACAGAAAAGAGTTGATGATCCTACGTCAATTTCTAGCGGTTCAGGAGGTGGTAAAATCGTAAACGACGCTGGCGGTAATCTTTATGAGCGAGCACAAGCAGCACTAAAAAGTTTAGGATAATTAATTAAGAAAATTTTATGGATATTAATGCTCAAGTAGCAAAGATTACTCGTGAGACTATTGTGCCAAACCTATTTGACCAGGTTTCAATCGCTTCACCTTTTGCAATGGCAACATTGAGAGAGGCTGAAGAATGGCGAAGTGGTAAGCATGACGAGTTGATCATCAAGACAGCTAAATCAAACCAGGGTGGACTATTCGGTATTGGAGAAAAACTACCTTCAACACGAGATACAAACCGTGCTCGGATGCAGTTCTCAATTAAAGGACTTGAAAAGCCTATTGTTGTTGACGATATCGAAGTTCTATTGAACAAAGGAAAAGAACAGGTGCTTGACGCAGTTGTTACAGAAGTTGATTCAATGGGTCGAGATCTAATGGAAGACTTCGCAGAACAGCTTTATACTGGTACAGGTGCAGGTGACGAATGGACAGGAATTAGCGTTGTTGCTGATGACGGTACAAACTACGGAACTTACGGAAACTTGTCACGTACAACTTATTCTTCATTGAATGGTTATTACGCTGCTGCAATCGGAACTCTTGCATTGTCAGATTTGGCAACAGGATTTGATTCAGTTGAAAAGGGAAATAGTGGACCAACAGCTGTATACACAACAAAGTCAATCTGGTCAGACTACGAAGCTCTATTGACTCCAACAGTTGCTGCTAACTATAGCGCAAAGGGAGCTCCAATGATGAGCGCAGACGGTGCTATCGGTGATTCTCTATCACTACGAGGAACACAAGGATTCCAGTACCTAACGTACCGAGGAGTACCTCTAATGAAAGATGAAGCGGCTACTTCAGGAAAGATGTTCTTGGTGAACACACGAAAAGAAGGAAAGCGTCGAAACTTTGGTGCTATAATGGCAGACCTAAAACGTACTGGAAACAAGAAGTACAGCACAACAAACTTTAAGATGAAGGACGGAATGCCAAAGGGAACTTTCGGATCACGAACAGCTCCACGAGGGTTTAACTTCCGTGACATGATGAGTCCAGTAGATCAGCTTGCCGAAGTTGGATACCTTATGTTTGTTGGAGAGTTTGAGTCAGCACAGCCTCGAACACAGGGACAATTGTTGGGAATTAGTTAAATAACTTAGTGATACTAAGAAATTGCCCGCAGGTTTAGATCTTGCGGGCTGTAAATATAAAATTATGCAAAGTATTGGATTTCAAGATGTTCTACAAACATCAGACACAGCACAGGCTACTTTAGGGTCAAATTATCAGACTCCAGACGGTCGAGTGTGGGTATATGTTAAGGCAAGCGAAGCTGTAGCAAAGGGTAACGTTGTTGTACCTGTAGCTTCCGTAGGTGTTGATACAGTATCTTCTTCAGCAAATAGTGCAGGAGAGATCGTATTTATCACAGAGGGATCGGCAGGTTGGACAGTTGGTCAGTTTATTGATGCATGGGTTCTTGTTGATGACGGGACAGGTGCCGGTCAGGTTGCAAAGGTTCGACGTAACACAGTTGACACACTAGAACTTTACCCAGAATGGGCATTGGACACAGCGTTGGCAGTTGGTGATTCAGACATTACAATCTACCGAACAGGTTTGGTTGAAAAGTCAGCTATCACAGATAAGACTCAACGCGCTACTGGTGGAGCACAGGTTGCTTTCGCATCAGATGACTACGGTTGGGTTCTAGCACGTGGTGTTGGTGTTGTTATTGCTGGTGAGGCTTTGACTGAAGGGTCAAGCGTTGTTGCTGGTGATGATACTGAAGGTCAGGTTCTTAAAGGTACTACTGCAAAGGGTGACTTTGACGAACAGACAGTTGGTGTTTGTCTAGCTGCTAATGCTTCCGCAGATGACGGGGCATTGTTGCTATTCACTTTGATCAGTGCGTAGATTACGCCTCTTGCCTCTGATTTTTCAGGGGCAAGGTGCAGTAATTTAATATTGCTCGGGGAAATAAAGCCTCGATAAATACCTAGTTCATGTCTTTATCAAATGCAGACTTCCGTAAAATGCAAGAAGTCATTCAATTTACAAATATTTCGAGTGAAGTGTTCAGTCACTCATTCGCATGGGGAGATGCTCCTCCAATCATGCACACTTTCGAGGCTGGTGAGAGTAGATTCCTTCCCTTCCCAATCGCTAATCATTTAGCAAAACATCTAGCAACATCTATTTTACGAGGACGAGCTTCTGCTTCAGAAGTAAAGAATAGTCGAGCAATTGCTACAGAGGAAAGAATAAACAAGCTAAAGTTAGATATTCTATCTGATAAATCACAGGCTGAGGTTGTTAAGCCAAAAACATCTAACGAGATACTGGCAGAACATATTGATTCGCTAAATACTGTTGATAAGGAAATTATAGCTCCGGATGAAGAATACCAAGGAACGAAGGCAGATATTATCGCAGATTTACAAAAGGCTGGAATAACTTACAATCCACGAGATAATAAGACCACGCTAATTAAGCTTTTAGAGGAAAAATAGACAGTATGAGTTCACTTCACGAGAGACAAGTTGAATTAGCGATGATGGATGAATCAATCCTAAATGCTAAAAATATATTAGCTTCTATACAAAAAGATACTGAGGCTTATTTGTTTTCTCGTGAGGAAGAGGCGGGTAAAAGAGTTGACGACGTTGTGAAAGCATCTGAATTAGCGATTGATACCGCCTTTTCTAATTTCAAAAAGGTTGAGAAAATGAGGCAAGACGTGGACAACATAGTTTATTCACTGAATCAATACGGTGAAGAGCTTAAAGACAGTCAGAGGTCAATTTTGGATAGCTCAGCAACTATCAACAAGCATATAGATGCTAGAATTGATGAATTATCTAAAATCGAGAAGTCGCAAGCTAAAAATCAGAAGATTATGGACGCTTCTGTGAAAAGTATTGAGCTCAACAGAAAGGTTCTTGCAAAACAAGCTAGAGAAATTGCCGACAAAAGGGCGCGACTAAGTGCCGCTATGAAAGTTTATGACCGCAAAACGAGACGATAACAGGGTCCCTGTCGCAATGGGCGAATACAACGGGATACCTACAGAATTATTGATAGATCATGTGACGGGTAGATTACTTATGTCTATTGAATCGGTTAGTGATGTTGTCCCTTCTAGTTCTGATATTACACATGATAATAATCGGGTGAAAATATCTAGGGGTGAATATAACGGATCTAGCGAGCCAATGCTCATAGATAATCGTAATAATAATTTATGGATAAATTTAGTAATAGAATAATATGGCTGATGCAATAAGAGACGAAAACAGAGTTCCTGTACTAATGGGAATAGATGATGTTACTGGTGAACCACGACCAATAAAGGTGGACGAGAACGGGAGAATCCTTGTATCTGCAGTAATTGCTTAAAAATAATATAAATATATGGCTGACGAAATATTAAAACATGACAACAATAGAGGAAAAGTTGCCGGTGCAGTAACTAATGACGCTTCTCAAGAAATACGTCAATTAAGAGTTGATCCAACTACAGGCGCTTTGCTTACAGCTTCGGCTGGAGGAGGAACGTCAACACCTGTCGAAGGCGATGTAGCACATGACGAAGTAGATGAAGGTAATCCTGTAAAAATTGGTGGTAAGGCTGCAGACCCTACGTCATTACCTACAGCAGTTACAGCTGGTGATCGAGCAAACCTTGCCATTTCGCCAAACGGTGAATTATATGTATATCTATCTCGACTAACTTCAGGAGAAGATCAAGCAAATAATGTAATGAAAGTTGAAGAACAGTTTTCTTACGCAAACATTTCTACAGCAACAACAACAACGGTTAAAACAGGAGCAGGATTTATCCATGAAATACGAATTATTGGAGGAACTGCATTAGGTGACGTTACAGTATATGACAGTTTATCTGCCTCGGGAGCTGTGATTTGTCCAGCAGTGACACCTGTAGCAAATTCAGTAATCATAAGAGACATTAAGGTTAGTATCGGACTAACAATAGTTACAGCTGCTGCAACAACAATAACAATATCCTACAGATAAAATATGAGCATATATCCAACAATAATGTACGGTTCTTACGATTTCCTATCAGAAGTCGCAAAAGGATCTGTACCAGGACATTCAATCGTCCAAAAATTCGGGGCCGGAGTTCTTGGTACTTCATTATCGACTGTAACTCATAGCGGATATTACAGAACACCTACAGAAGCGACTGAGCTAGAGTTTGTATCCAGTAACCCACTAGATACATCTAACGACTCAGGAGCACGAGAAATAACAATAGTAGGATTAGATGCAAACTGGGAAGAAGTAACACAAACACTAGAAACTAATGGACTAACTGCTGTTACATTGGATACTCCACTTGTAAGACTATATCGCTGGTACGTATCAAGTTCAGGAACATATGCTGGTGCTGCTAGCGGATCTCACGTTGGAACGCTATATATACGAGAAACTGATGCTGTAACAGAATGGTCACGTATTCCTAACGAACCAATTTGTGGAGGTCAGTCACAAATAGGGCTGTATACTGTGCCTAAAGGGTATGTAGGATATTTATTGTCAAAGCATATTTATGCTGACACGTCTAAGACTGCAAGTTTCTACTTTTGTCGAAGAGACCATGCTGATGATGTTACTGCACCGTATTCAGGGATAGCTAGAATAGTAGAACAAGAGCTTGGTGTATCCGGAGCTATAGATATACGCAAGCAATCACCAAATGGTCCATTTGTCGGTCCTTGTGATATAGGATTTAGAGCTTTAGCGACTCAAGCAGGTACAGATGTTGCCGTTGAATTTGAATTATTATTGATCGAAGAAGCATATGCGTAGTTATGTATTAACAGAGAGAGAAAATCTTGATCAAGACAGAAACTTGGTAGGATACGAAAAATATGAACTCCTAAATGCTTGGCACGGTGACGGAGTGGACGGATATATCAAATTTGGGAATTATAACCCTACGTCGTTAGAGCAAAATGTTTTTGCGGAAACAATTGTAAAAATAGGCAGTTCATACCCAACAGCTAGTAGTGCACTTTGGACGATTGACCCTAGTTTTTACACAATGGTTGAGTCAAACGGACAGATATCTTTCGGAAGACTTGGAACGGGTAATTTACGTTCACGTATTTATACACCGTCAACATCATTAGTACCATTGAATGCAACAACAGCTATTCAGTTCTCATATGATGCGTCAATTTATGCGAGCACAAATAGTATTACAGATGCGATGAAGGTTTATTTTAATGGCATAGAGCAGACAACCAACGTCGTACAAGATGATATGGAATCATTACCCCCATGGAGTCACATGGCATATTTGGGGATCTATTACACAGCGACTCATTTTCCTAGTCAAATAAAAATAGCTAGAGGATCATTCAAAGTTGGAGGAGATTTACCGTCAGCACAAGATTTATTGGATTTATCAGATCTTACAGTTGATCCAATCACGGTGTATAGTCCTGATATATTGGTGGATATGACGAACCCATTAACGGATCTTACATCTACAACAGGAATAGTTATTGATGAAATCGCGGGAGAAGATGGGACACCTACTAATACATCAGCGTCTGAACTAGTAGTATTTTAATATGAAAAAATACATAATAATGAATAAAACAAGCGTTACTTCTAGCCTTTGGGAGGATGTAATCCAAAACGAGGACACTGCGCGTCATGATTGGGTAGCGGACAGTTCAGCGCCTCTTGGGTATTCTGCGGGCACAAAAGTGTTGCTTAGTTGGGACACTGAGAATCAATCAATGCCAGTAGATGCAACAGGTGAAAGAGTATATTCTAAATTAGAGATATTGGATGTTCTGGCAACTGCCGACTGGTCACCTGCCATGTAATATGACAAGTCAAACAGAAACAAAAATATTGGTTGAAATAGGATCAATTAAAACAATGATGCTTGAGAAATTTGATAATAATGATAAAGGACACGAAATGTTGATGAAAAGCATTGAAAAAATAGGGGATGATGTGTCAAAAAACACAGAGTTCAGGATTGAGAATAAAGCTTTGATCGGAAAAACGATAGCTGATGTAAAAAAAAACACGACATATCGAATTACGAATGAGCCTAAAAATAAAACAGCCTCAGCAATAAAGCTTGGTGCTATAATGTCAGCAATTGGAGGAGCAATGTCTTACTTAGTAACTCATTTATTGAGATAATATGGATCAACTAGAAGTCACAAGAAAATACGGTTACCAAATGACACATACGATGATTGGTAGTACGCCAAATAATGCTCAATACTATGGGATCATTTGGAATATTACACATCCTGTAGAAATAATGCGTGTTTTCGTATCTTTTGGTACTTCTAGTACGTCCGGAACGTTACAGCTCGAAAAACTTACAGGCACACAAGCAAGTGGAGCAGGAACTAATATATTTAAGTCCGCCTTCTCCACCTCAGGCACAGCCAATACGGTTGTAGAAAAAAAAGGTATAGATATGGCAAGTGATCGACAATTTAGGACGGGTGATCGTTTAGGACTGGTAAACGGAGGGACATTAACCTCATTAACTAATTTAGTAATTACTATTTACTACAAGCCTCTGGCTCGTGGGGAATATTCAACATAATTATGTCAAATATAGTAGGAAGTGGAAATGTCCGTAAAATAGTATTCGATGCGGATGATTGGTTAGGGGGATTGTCAATCATGCCAGAGATAGAGTCGAAACCTTCATCTAGCGTTGGAGGTAAATTGTCTTATGCAAAGGCATTCAATCCATATAGTAGATTAGGTTATGCTAGTCCAGGTTATGAAATCGTTCCCAAAAATAATTATGCGATTCTTTCTGATCGTTTAGTTTCTGCTGTAGTAGAGGGTAATACAATATACTCAACTACTAATGGTCAATATTTTATAGAAGTAAAAACTAGCATTACTAGTGATTCAGATTTTCCTCATAAAATATATAATGATGATGACGTAATAGGTGATGAAACTTGTACATATACAGCAAACCAAAGCAGTACTAGCACGAGGGCTATATACTATTCATGGTCTAATACTGGTAAATGGGATGTTGGTATGCATGTACCAAATACGTCAACTTTTGATGATGATTTCATGAGTACTGTACCGGCCGGAGCAAACGCATCGTTATTTCCTGCAGGTCAAGGATATGAGCATCCTTTAATAATAGGTGCTGATGATATCCTATATATGGGTGATCGTAGATATATACATCAATATGACGGAGGTGTAGGTGCTGATGGTACTTTTTCGGAGGCAGTGTTGACGCTACCTCAAGATGCAATAATCCATAGCATGGCAAAAATACCTAATTATTTAGTTATATTTACAAGAAGCCAATCACAATATAGAGAAGGATATCCAGGCGAAGTAAAAGCCTATTTTTGGGATTATCTATCTCAAGATCCTACGAGTGTTATCGAATTAGGCGATGATTCTGTAGGTGGTGCATTTAATTATAGAGGTACAATTGGAGTGTTCACCTCAGGTAAAATTAATACACTTGCTGGAGGATACTTAGAAAATGCAAAGCTAAAATTTTTCTCAGGATTTGGCGAAGGCTTTGTTACAGAAATAGAATTTGCTGATGTGATACCAGAAAAAGGGAGTATTTACGTTGCAGGCGATATAATACATTGGTTATCTAGCGGAAATGAATATGCTTACGGCTCACCGTTTAAAGACGGTAGGAGAACGCTAAATAAAATAACGTATTTCAGGGATGTTGATTATGACGGTATTTTATTACAGGGTGAAAATGGTAAAGTATATGGTTCAGGATCAAATAGTACGTATAAGCTAGATTATTATACAAGAGCAGCATTAACGAGTACTCAATATTTTAGCCCCGGCGAAATATATACAACAAATATATCACCAAATTTTAGTGAAGGAATGCAAGGGCGGGTAAAATCTATAAAGGTAATATTGGCTGATGCTCCACAGACTATTAATGACGGGAATACTACACTGAAGATAATAAATCAAGATGAAGATGAGATAATAGTATTCGAAAATAAAGAAGACTTTACAAAAAGTACTATAGTTGAATATAAAAATACATCTGATCGCATGCTATTTACTTCATTGAAATTAAATATAGCATGGTTACTTGAAGCAGGTAGCAACGTTTCCCCTCAAGTCGATAAAGTGGAAGTATATTTTGAAGAAGTAAACATAATAAATACATAATATGGGATATTCCTACACAAAAGGACGTAATTTATACGGCAGAATAACTAATTCATCAGATTCTACTCATCTTAATGACGGTGACGAAGCTATAAATGAGTCAATTAAAACAATAATGTCAATATCTCCGTGGACATTTCTTGAGCATAAAGACACTTTAGAGACTGTAGCTAGTCAGAGAGAATATACAATACCAAACAGTCTTGATAATACGCTGAATGATTTATACATTGACGTAAATGACACAATTTATTCTCCACGTTCTGTTGAAGGTATATCTGATTGGAAAATAATACTCGCAGGACAAAGCGGTGAGTCAGAAGTTCAAAATTTCTGGTATATTTCCGGAAACAAAATTGAATTTGATCCAATACCGGCAACTAGCGGACACACAATCAATATTTACGGCACAAAACGGTTTAGCGGGTTATCTGCAGAAGATTACGCGGAAGGGGTTATATTTATAAGTTCAGGATCGGTTGAAGTAGAAGGTGCGGGTGGAGCATCGTTTGCTTCGACAATGGCAGGTAGATTTATAAAATTCACAGAAGGAGACAACTTACTATATAAAATAGCGAGTGTTACAGATTCAACTAATCTGGTATTAGAAACACCATATGAGGGAGTATCTATAAGCGGAGGTGGTGGAGATTATATTATAGGAGAATATGCGCCATTACCGGAAGAGTTTCAGTCAATGCCTATATACAGAGCAGCAGCTATATATTGGGAATATAACGCAGATGTAACTAGATCAGAAAGGTTATGGAGGTTATACGATAGAATGGTTGAAGAAATGCGCGATAAGTACAGCGCAAAAACTACAAGCCCCTACTCAAACAACAGATTCACGGTAAGAGATCCAAATACGCCACCCACTAATATAGATTCAAGTAATTTTACCTAATATATGGTATTCAACATACGAAAAAAGAAAACAAGTAATATTGGGTCAAGCGCTAGAGCAGGATCTTCTAAAAACACTTTTCTTAAAAATAATGATCTGATCAGTAAGCCTAAAGCACGAAAAGCTGCACCTTTGAGCACGGGAGTCAGAAAAGAAGCCTCACCTTTGAGTGTTGGCGTAAGAAGCACTCCAAACATGAGTACTCCTAGTGCACCTTTGAGTGTTGGAGTTCGTAATGCTCCAAATATGAGCAAAGCGCCTGCTCCAACCAGTGTTGGCGTAAGAAATACCCACGTTACACGTTCACCTTCGAGTGATACTACACAGCAATCACGAGTGCCCGCACCTTTAAGTGTTGGAGTTCGAGGTTCTAGTGGAACTCCTGTTACAAGATCACCGTTGAGTGATACTTCACTACAAAGCAGAGAGGCGAGAGCACAAGAGACTGCAAATAGTCGAGGGCTTACAGGTAATGATCGACAAATATTTATTGAGAATCAAATGGGTATTGGAACACCTTCAGCACCTACAGCACCGGCACAACCTACGCCAACGGCTGATTTTGTGCCTCAGAGAGCCGAAGTACCGCCATTGCAACGATTGACTCCGGAACGAGAGCCAACAGCACCACAGCCTAGTTTATCGTTCGCACAGCAACCTCAAACACAGCAACCTCAGATACAACAACCTTCGGCATTAGATGATGCTAGAAATAGATATATGGAAAGTTTAGCGCCAGATGCAGATATTATGCGCCAAAAACAAGAACTTGCTGATTATCAAGCAGATGCCATGAGTGCAGTTGCCGGTGAAGAAGGACTTGGTCGAGGACGAACAGTAAATTTGGTTCGAGGACGACAAGCGTTGATTCAAGAACAAACAGCAATACAAGAGGCTAACAAAATAGCTAGATTGAATATATCAATGGAAGAAAAAGCAATGATGCAACAATCTGCGTTGGTACAGCTTGGATTTGCTCAAACTGATGCCCAAAGCATTATTTCACAGCAGAAACCGTTTGAATTTGGTGGAAACCTTGTACAGTATGATCCGGCAACAGGAGAACTAAAAACAATAGCAGAAGCTCCAACTCAAGCAGCCGAAGGATTTACTCTTGGTGAAGGTCAAGCTCGCTACGATGCTCAAGGTAATTTGATTGCGACAGGAATATCAGCACCTACTGATCCATACGAACAGATGAAGCAATCGCTTGAAATTCAGAAGTTACAGCAAGATTTGGCTGGTGGAGGAGATGCAAGCAAATTGTTATCTATCAAAGATCTAAATGACCTTGGGTTGAATACAAACCTTTACGGAATAACTAGTGGTCAAGCAATTGAAGGGATTCAAAGCGGTGAAATAGTTACAGAACAACAAAAGCAGGTTATAGCTAAAGTAGACTCTTTCGCCGACAAAATAACACTTATAGACAGAATACTTGCAGAAGGAAGTGGTCTTAAGGGTGCAGTTGGTGGTTATGGTGGACTTGGACGTATTCAGTTATCACCTACAAAACAGAATGAATTTACTGGGATGATTGATCAATTATTAGGTGAAGAAACGATGGCAACGTTGATAGCTCTGAAAGATCAAGGTGGTACGCTCGGAGCATTGTCAGATGCAGAATTGCAGATATTACAGAGTACGGCAGCAACTTTTGCTAATGCTGAGACAGAGCCTGGATCTGGTAAATATAATATTAGTGAGGCCTCGTTTATAGCTGAGTTGAATAGAATTAAAACAGAGACTAAGAGATTAGCTGAAGATTCAATGGCTGACATAATGCAACCTCAACAGGATTATAGTAATACTGTTGGTCAACAAGATGCTGGGAATATGCAAAATATGTATAACAGCGGAGAAATGACTCAAGATGAATATAATGAGTTCTTAAATTTTAGTAGGGTTGATAGCGACACGAAAATAGCTATGAGTGCAGTGAGTAAAAAGTATCCTGACGGTTCAAGTGGTGGACAATGCGGAAGATTCGTAAATAATTTAACTGGGTTAGGTGTAGCAGATACATATGAAAGTAAAATGGCAAAAACAGATCCTTCTATTGGTCAACCAAATAACCCTCCAATGGCAGGAGATATGTTTGTTATGCCATATAGTTGGACGGGGCATACAGGAATAGTTGAAAGTGTAACTCCGAGGTCTGATGGTACTTTCGATGTCAACGTAGTCGATTCAAACTGGGGGCTTGATGAAAAAGTACAAAGACATACACTTAACTCACGTAAGATAGCTGGTTATGCCAGACAATCATTAAAAGTTTAATATGGAGAATAAAATAGGTAGCGTATCACGTCCTGCAGCATACTCGCCTGCTGATATACACGGTACACAAAAAACAGGGATGACTCCTGAAAGGAAGAAAAAGCTAGAAGAGCTTATAATATCAAAAAGAAATGTATCATCATCTTCGGCAAATACAGGTTCTTCAATGACTCCTGAGAGGAGAGCTGAACTTGAAAAGCTTATAATATCAAAGAGAGGCCAACCACAGCAAGCAACAAATGCTGATAGATTCCAACAAATAGTTGATGAAAGAGCTCCGGAGCAACCTCAACAGACTGGTTTAGGTAGAATTGGTGATGCGATGAAAAAAGAAGCACCTAAAGCTATTACTAAAACTTTAGGTAGTATGTTAGGTGGACCATTAGGAGGAATTGTAGCTAGCAACTTAGATACATTAAGTCTCGATCCTTTGAAAGAAATGCCTGCTAACCTATTAGAAGCTGGTAAAGCACGTGGGTCAAATATTATGGAGGCTAGAGAACGTCAATTAGAAGGGACTCAAGGGACTGCACGTACTAGTTTTCAGATAGGTGGTCAATATGTAGCCGGAGTAAACGATATGTTGTTTGAGGGGCTTGCAACTGGTGCAAAAATGGTTGATCAAGAGGCTGTTGAGCATTTTACTGAAGCACTTGGCAAGGGAGTGCGGGCTATAGGTGCAGATAAGGCTATGGCTAAATATACTACGTGGGCAGAAGCAAATCCTGCTTTGGCAGCAGATATTGAGGCGGCTATAAATATACTGGATATAATACCTATTGCAAAAATTGGTACAGCGCCCGCTAAAATAGGACGAGAACTTGGAGAAAGTGCAATCGAGGCTGGAATAAAAAGGACTGGACAAAAGGTTGTTGGTGAAATGGTAGATTTTATACCTAATCCAAATACAATTCCTAAAAACGTTATCCCTGAAAGCACTGGGCTAAAACCTATACAAGAGATAACTGAAGGGATGCAAAAGTCTGCCGAAGGTATACAACAATCGAATATAATACAGGGAGGAAGGCAAATGCTTGGTGATGTTGCAGCAGCATTTCCACGAGCTAAAAAACGGCTTGGAAGAACATTTGAAGAGGCTGCTGAAAGATCAAAGCGTATGGACGCGTCAACTCCGGAAGTACGAGAAGCTATTGAAAGCGGTGTGAACAACAAAATTATAAATGCTGTAACTGATGCAGACGATATAACTCGTCGACAACAAATGGACATGGTATCGATAGCTGATGATACGTTGCCAGACGTTAAGCATTACGAAGAGCCAAGTATTATTAGTGGAAATTCTGCTGTAGACCAATACTCATTAGCTGATACAGAACGAAAACGTATTGGAGCTCAAATAGGTGATATTGCAGATTCATTATCAAAAACTACACTGGTTGATATGGATCAATTACGTGACAGGGTTATGCCAATGTTGAAAGGAATAGGCGTAGATTCAATAGATGAAGGTAAATTGGTATTCAATAAAGCGAGAACTGAAATAACTAAGACTCAAATCGAGGACGTTCAAAAATTATATGATATTATAAATGATGTATCTATTTCACCAACACCTTCCAATATTCATATAAAAGATAAGGTAATGTCGACATTGGGTCGGGACAGAAGGATTGAAGGGCTTAGTGATATTCTCGTGAAAACTGATGAAGGCTTAACGAGTATATATGATGCATTCAGAAATACATTTAAGCAAACTTTGGATGATATATCTCCGGAGATAAGAGTGCTTAATGGTGAGTATCGTACATATAAGAATTTGGAGGAAATGCTTGAGAAAACTATACTGAAAATTCCAAATTACATAAAAACTAGTAACCCCGCTGAATTTGCACAAACAAATTTACGTCGTGTAATGACTAACGCAACAAGTGCGGCGGCATATAAAGAAATTGCAGAAGAACTTGACATGATAGCGAGAAAACTTGGATATCAAGGTGCATCACCTGTTGAACTCGCGAAGTTTGCTGAAAGATTGAAAGATATATATCCAGATACAATAAGAGAAGCAAGCTTTAGAGGAGGTATATCAAAAGGAGTCACCGGAAAAGCATTAGATTTAGGACAAAAGGTGGCAGAATACGGTAAAGCAGGAGTATATGACCAACAAAGAGCATTGAGAAGATTACTAGGACTAGACAAGGAAATGTCAAGCGCTGTAAAAGATGTGTCAAAGCCTTCCCTCTCAGCATTCTCTAAAAAATGATATAATGAAAATATAAGTCAATAATCAATAATATGATCAAACTTTCACAGTCAGATTCAAAATGGCGAAGAGTAAAAATGGGCGTGTCAAACCTAACGTTAGGTGGATACGGATGTACAACAACGTGTCAATCAATTGTTTCACACGCTGCAGGTCAATACATATCGCCTGCAGATTTTGCGCGACAAAATGATAACTATACAAATCATAGTTATTCAGCAGGTGCGGGGCTTGTTCTATGGACTGAATTTACAAAGGACATGGACAACGTTCAAAAAGAGGTGCGTGTTCGTCGTCATGATGAGGATATGTTCAGAGATGCAATTAATTCTCCTAATGAGATATTGATGCTAGAGTTGAAAACAAATTATGCAAAATATCCTATTCATTGGGTAATCGCTGAAAAGGCTTTAGGAAATGGAGATTATCAGATCATTGACGTTGTTGATGGAAAGATTCGTAAAGTATCTGATAGATATGTAAAGGTTATTGGAGGATGTGTCGTAGTTGCTAAAGACGGGTTTATATTCGACAAAGGAGAAGAGTCAGTAGCAAAAGAATATGACAACTACCTTGTACAGGATTCCGGACGTACTGGAGGGTTCGCACTAGTTTATAGAGGAGAGAAGCATTTAATTAAGTCGGGTCGTGAAGGTGTAGCCTCGTTGACGGTAACAATGCGTGATATGAAACATGCAGGACTATCGGCAGAAGTATGGGATGCAATACCTACAGGATCGGACGTTTAACAAAAAAATATGTCATTAACATATCAAGGAGCATTACTAATGGTTATCTTATCAATCGGCAAGATGTTCGATGTAGATATAGATGAGGGCAATCTTACCGAGTTACTTACAGGTGCATTATTCTTAGTTGGAGCAGGTGCAACACTGTACGGGCGTTACCGTCACGGTGACATCACGTGGTACGGAGCTAAAGAATAAACTGCCCTTCCCTCTTCAGGTGTAGCGCTAAAATACCCCCCCCGACCAATAAACACAGGCTTCGGGGGAGAGTAGGGGAGTTGAGGTTGTACAAAAATAGACACGCAATGTGTCTATTTTGTTGTTAAAGCTTCATGTCTAACCCTCTAACAATCTTTAGCAGGTTTTCACTGAGAGGTTTTCTATATCCTGTCTCATATTTAGAAATGTCAGCTCTATTTATACCTGTAAGTTTTGCCAAGTCACCTTGACTAAGCCCTTTTTTCATTCGAGCTTCTTTTATTAGTTCACCAATTTCATTTTCCATATTAAAAAAATATAAATTTTCTTTTCTTTTCATGTGTTAAATTCTGCAATAAACGTATTTGTTCATCCCTCCTAGTAATATCCATCTTTAAATCATTAATTTCTTCACGTAACCGCATAGTATTAGTGCTAGTAGTTACACGCATGAGCACTAACCCTATAGAAGTATCAAGATGAAGATAATACCCGTCATTAAATAATTCAGATATATAGGTATCTACATACCTATCATTTTTATGTATGAATTTGTATTCGTAGTGTGATATTTCATTTTCCATATTAATTTGTTTGTTTACCGGAGTACATCAAATCTTTCTCCATATGTTTTAAAGTTGTTGAGCAAGCTACAGATAAACTCTCCATAGCTTTCAGTATTGCTTGTAATTCTTTCCAACGTCTTTTTTTGTCTATAACCTCTCCTTCTTTTATGAACGCGTCAAGTTCAGCTTTTGCCGAAGCGTCCTTTTGGCTCTCTCCTTCTTTTCTATACATAAAGTACCTATCTAGCTCATATTGCTTATGATTGATCTTTAATAGTTGATAATCATACTCCGCATTAGCCGAGAGAGCCCCAATATTGCTCATATACGTAGCTAACTTACCTTGCGCGGATGTTAAGACAGCTGGACTGTGTGAAGACCACTGGCGCGATTGTAGGAGTTCTATTATATCATTTACTTCTTCCAGAGAATTTTTCATACTCCATTTG